TTTGAGTTGTAAAGTATTGATTTTTAAAGGTTTTTACGCACTGTCACATTGACATAAAAAAATGCTTTCGATGTAAAAAAGTGACAACTTTCGATGAAAAAAAGTGTTTTCGATGAATAAAGAAAATTGAGAACGAGAAAAAAACAAAAAACCCTTGAACAAGATTTTTTTATTCAAGGGTTTATTTTTGGTATGTTTTAAAAATATCTAATTTTTTCCTCGATTTTCAGATTATGATAATCTGAAATATTTCTGAAACTTTCTCTTTCTGATAAAGGACAAAAATTAATTTCTGTTTTTGGTTTTATTGGTTTTTTGTATGTTTCACAAATTGAAAATTCAAAATCCAATTGAAATTCATAATAAGAATATAAAAATTTTCCGGTTATTGGATCAAATTGATTTTTACGATTGTAAAACCTTTTAATTCTTTTACGTTTCAAGGTTTTAGTTTTAAGGTTATTTTGTTTATCAATAATGAAATTTTCACAAGTCTTTGGAAAGACTTTTTTACAAGTTTTTAAACCTGTTAAAAAGCTATCAAATTTTTGATCAAACTTGAATAACATTTGATAAATTTCAATAAAACCTTCATTTAATTTTGAGCGTTTTAAACTTTTATCACGTTTTAAAAGACTGTTAATAATTAAGTTTATTTTATCGTTATGGTTTAAAAGTTTTTCTTCTTGTTCAAAATCTAACTTTAAAATGAATTCAATAATTTTTTGCGCTGATTCAGATAATAAATTTATTTTTTCAAGAAAATCAATTCTATTTTCAATAAGGTTTGAATTTTCGGCTTGGAATTCTAACACTTCCTGATTTTTTATTTCGTCGTAAAATTCTTTACGGCTTAATTTTTCGGTTATTTTTGAAAGAATACAGCCATAAAGTTTTTTCTTTATTGTATCAAATTCTAATGAAATATTATGTTTGTTTAAAAGTAATGAAAAGTAAGAAGTGAAATGTAAATCCAACTCGCTTTTTATTGTTTCAAGATCCGAGTTTAAAACTTGATAATATTTAAAACTTGTTTTTGTCGTGAACTTTTCAAGTTCTTTAAAAAGCTTTTCAATTTGTTTATTTGTTTCTATTTTATTCATGATAAAAATCCTTTATTTTAAAAGGTTTTATAAAAGTTCATCATCCGAAAAAATCTGTGCTGAATCAAATCTTTTATTCAAAAATCTTTGAAGTTTTTCAAGGTTGATACAATCAATTTTTATTAAAAGGTCAATCATGTATTCGGCGTTCATTGAAATTGATAAATTGCTTTTATATGAATAATTGGAATTACTTAACAAATTAATTGCGTGATGTCGTTTTAAACCTTTCAGGTTTGAAACGTATAAACTTGAAAGCATAATTTTCTGTTTAGGGTTAAAACCTTCATTGTCAATTTTTGGAGTATTGCCAACCTTTTGTCTTTTTTTTATCATGATAAAATTCCTTTATGGTTTAAAGCCCTTTATCAATGAAATAAAGGGCTTTATTCAATGGTTAAAACTTAATACTGCTAAAAATGTTAAAGACAAAAATAAACAAATGAGAAAATAAATACAGGCTTGCTAATAAATAGAATGTATAAATAATTTTCATTTTGTTTCACCTTTCATTTTATCGGTTAAAATAATGATCTGAACTATTATAGTTATAAGATTTAATAGGTTTACCATTGTCATTTAATGCGTAACATGAATAATTTTTAAGCATGCTCTTTCGTATACTGCTATTTTTGATATAGCTTAGAGCATCAATCAAATAAACAAATTGACAGCTTAAACGATTGTTAAACTCTACCTGATAGTTAAGGTTTTTCATGTAAGATCTTTCTTTCATTTTGTTTTTTCCTTTAATGTTAAGAATAAATATATCTAAGCTATAATCAGCAATGATAAAATTATCATTTTGAAGTTGGTCAAAACAATTCATTATTTGATTTTCATCAGATTCTGGTAATTGATATTCAATTAAAGCGATTAATTCATCATATGAAATATGAATGGTATGGTTATCAAAATGATAATCTTTTAAGTCTTGTTTGATTGCCTGATAAGTTTTAATGTTCATTTTGTTTCACCTTTCATTTTTAAAGAGTGTTAGTTAGTTTGTCATTTTCGTTAGGGTTTTTAATTTTAATATAGAATAGGCATTTAACTTATGTCAAATACTTTTTTATATCCATGTAAACCATTATAAATAAAGGGCTTGAACAGGTGTAGTCATATGGCATTGCTAAAATGTCACTCATTAGCAAAATGTTACAACTATAGTTTAATTTACTTTCATGTTATTGTTTTGTTCAATGCCACCATAGGTTTGTTGTTTTGTTATGGTATATTTTTATGCTGTAGTAAAGTAATGATTGCTATAGCCCGCCTGAAGTAAAGTTGACTATGGTAGCACTTAGCCTGGGTCAGACAACCCACCACATTTTTTTTCTGAATTTTAGAATATGTATTATAGATTTGTTATCATCACCACATTTTTTTTCTGGAAAATGAAAGATACATTATAGATTTGTTATCATATACCCTAACAAAAAATGTTTCGGAGATTTGAAATATATAGTGTAGAAAGATTATAAATATACAGAATACATATATAAGAAACAAAGGACATCACCATATTTTTTTCTATGATTTGAAAGATGTATTGAAGATGTGTATTATTAGGGGGTATAGTATTTGATTGGATAAGAGTTCGTCAGAGGCTGTAGGAGAAGAGATTATTGGAAATGAATAGTATCGGGCATATTGTTTATGTACCTTCTGTTTGTTTACAATAAGTTTTATTTATTGTTTTTTAAGAATAAGAATAATTTTTTACTGTAGGTAGTTGTCACTTATTTTATGTTAGTGACATATGTTTATTTTATAGGATGAGATCAGATTTTGAGAGAGGAACACATACATGGGACAGAAATTTAATTATTTTTTGTAAACACTGATGAATACTATGTTTGTTATTTTTATGAAAAACTATGAAAACTTATCATTTTTTCATAAACATTGATGAATACTACTACATCCCATTTGAGTAATATATCAAATAAGAAAATATTTTTATCCCATATGGCGACTGAATTTTTTTTCAAATCAGGAAACCATGATGAATACTGAGTTTGTATCTTTGTATAAAACCAGTAGCAAATCCTGACAAATACCCTTCCATATTACTCAAATAGAATATACTCTTTGTATTTTAGTGACAACTACCTGCACCATGACAATGATTGTATGTCATTTTTTCTTCTCAATTTTGTATTTGTTTTTATTCCAGGGATCTTGTTTAATTATTCCAGTTTTGTTTTTCTTGTCATCATAAATATTCCATTTGGGTTTGGAAGACCACGGATCTTTTTTTATAATTCCTTTCTTTTCATTATCAGAATCTTTTATGATATACTGATCTGAATTCCATTTGTCCTGTTCAATAGTTAAAGTATTTCCGGCAATCAATATGGATAAAAAAATAACTGTGATTAGTTTCATAATTTGTTCTCCTTTCTATTGTATATTATAAATACTGTAGAAACAAAAAACTATACTTTTTTTAAAAAAAAGATTAAAAGAACTAAAAAATTTGGAGGAAATAGTATGGATTTAATAAAAAAAACAGAAAAGAATTTATTTATCACTACCCAAAGGGGAAGTGATGCACTGTTTTTAGAGTATGTAAACAAATGCAAGAAAGAAGATTGTCCTTTCTATGAACGATGTGGATTTATTAAAGATGGTTTGTGTGGGTTTGATGCTTCATTTTTTGTACGAATCGTAAAATTTCTGATGAGGTTGGAACATGAAGGACGTATAAGTGAGACTGCTTTTACACACACAGCTATTGCAATCCTTCCCTTGTACAGACAACTGTTACAACTATACAAGGTAGAGTGTTCATTAAATGGAGAAATGTTTATCATTGTCAATGGTCAGGTCACTACAAGAATCCACCCGGTATACAGAGAAATCAGAGAAGTATTATCAAAGATTGCTGAGATGTGGAAATTTGCCGATGTGGACAGAAACATGATTTTGAAAGGGGCAGGTCCTATCATGGATTTCAATGCAAAAGAACATGCATATCAATTCATTGAGGGATAAGAAATGAAACTTACAAAGAAAAAACCAAAGACAATTTCATTAATTTCTGAAGTTCAAAATACAATGGAAGTAAAAAAAACTTCAGCACTTCCTGATATGGATGATCCAAGATACAGAGATGGTGGTGTAGGTTTCATAAACTTTTGCAGACACTTTGTCAGAATCCCCATATACAGAAAAGGAGATGTTGTTCCTGTATGGACTCCTATTCATTCATTACCTGATGAAGAATGGCGACCGGGAGCTTCATATAAAAGATTTTGGGAGTTGCAATGTGAAGTTTTCAAAGAAGCTCTTCAAATGGAAGATGGAATTTTTAAACATAAACTTCTTGTTTTCTGTGAACCACGAGGTGAAGGAAAGTGTGAAAGAAAAGGTAGTAAAATCATTATGTTAGATGGAACCATCAAAAAAGTTGAAGATGTAAAAGTTGGAGATTTATTGATGGGGGATGATAACACCCCACGTAAAGTATTGTCACTTGCAAGTGGCAGAGAAGAAATGTTTGAAGTGATTCCAACAAGAGGAGAACCTTTAACTGTTACCGCAGATCATATTCTTTCTTTAAAACGAAGTGAGGAGAGTCTTTATAAAAGAGGAAAGCAGATTGCAGGTTTTGAAGAAAAAAAATTCATTGATATTTCCTTAAAAGATTTTCAAAAACAAAGTAAGTGGTTTAAAGAAAAATATTTTCTTTATCGTGTTCCTATTGATTGGCCTGAACAAGAAGTTCCCATTGATCCTTATTTTCTTGGACTATGGCTTGCTGATGGTGATTCACATAGACCAACTATAACAACTATGGATCAGGAAGTTATTGATTATTTGCAGGAATATGTTGAAAAAACAGGATTGTCTATTTCCATTATCCCAAAAAAAGGTACAAAAGCTTTTACCTGTAATATTCACAATAATCATAAAATTGAACATCCTTTAGTTAGAACTATGCGACATGAGCACCTTTTGAATAATAAACATATTCCACAAGTATACAAAGCAAATTCACGAGAAGTCCGATTAAAAATTCTTGCTGGAATTATTGATGGAGATGGGTACAGAAATAGAAATTCTTTTCAATTAACTCTTAAAAGAAAAAGATTAGCAGAAGATGTTGCTTTTATAGCCAGATCGCTTGGATTTCATGCTGAAATTAAAAAATGCATCAAAGGAATTAAATCTATAGATTTTGTTGGTGAATATTATTGTGTGGGTATTACTGGAAACTGTTCAACGATTCCAGTGAATGTTGCAAGACGAAAATGTACACCAAGAAGAGATGGTTGGAAAGATGTATTAGTTACAGGTATTAAAGAAATCAGATCAGTAGGTAGACAGAATTATTATGGATTTGCTTTGGATGGTAATCATAGATATATACGTTCTGATTTTACAGTAACCCATAATTCTTTCAAGGCAGTATTGGTGCAGATATGGAAGTTTATGTGTTTTAATGCACAACAAATCATGCTCGGTGCAAATAGTAAAGATCAGATCAAGTTTGTTCACTTTGATATCATCAGAGATATTATTTTAAACTCACCATTTCTTTTATATAGGATAGGTGGAAAGAAAAATATACAGGAAAAAGAAATCAGAAGACATTTACATACTGGAGAAGATGAAACAAGATATAACATTCTCAGAGCTATTTCATCTTTTTCTGGAATTGTATCTAACATTACAGGTTATACTTTTTCTGAAATCTTTGACATGAAAAACCCAAAGTTTTTTTATCAATTGGATGGTTCTATCAGAAACATTCCAAATGCTTTGGGAGTTATTGACTCCACTGTATCTGCAAAAGGACATGTACTTCATAATCTGTATGAAATTTTTGAAGAGAAAAAAGATGATGCATTGTTTTTTTCATACCGATATTCAAGATTAGGAATAGAATCTGATTATTGGCATCCACAGATGAATCAGAAACAGTTGGATTCTTACCGTGTGAAGTTTCCCCCCGGTGAATTTGCAAGATACTTTCTCAATACATGGAGTTCAGGGTCCCTTGCCATGTTTACCCCTGAACAAGTTGAAACTTGTTACTACCTTCCTCATAATCAAACCCATAAAGAACTTCTTGAACTTGTCAAAGAAAAAACTGATCTGATTGATGCAATCAATGAAAATGAAAAAAATAATGACCAAGAACAATCCGTAGATATTCTTCAGGATAAATATAAAAAAGTTGTTCAAATCAAAAAACAACTCCATCCTGTATCATCTCTTTATGGGATAGATACCACTTATGGAATATGTTCTTTGGATGATCTCAATAAAATTGGTGCTCATTACAATACAGATTTTGTTATTCTTGGAGGATTTGACAGAAGCGATCCTATGGCAGCACATGGCGCAAGGTCCTTATTTGCACTGGTTGCCAAAGGATGTAAAGACAGCAGTAAAACTTTAACTTTTAATTATAAAGATCCTGAAGCATTAGAATATATGTATTTTTTAATTGGTCTGCTTGTCATTGAACCAAATACATTAAAGCAGATGAAAGATATCATTTTAAAATGCAATGAAGAATTTGATGATCTTGATGCTATATGTTCAGAACGGTGGGGAATGTGGGACCTTGCTGAGTGGTGTGAAGATCAACAGATTGCTTATCAGGCAGTTCATCCCACTTATGACAGACAACGAACTTTTTTTTCAGAATTTTACACCGCAGTAGCCAAAGGAAATTTTAAAACACCTTCAGTAAACATTCCCGGTTCTAAGTTACAAGATATTCTATATGAAGAAATGACATATTTTGTACAGGATGAATTAGGAAAATGGTTTGGATCACCAGAGAAAAAATCAAGAAATGGGGTCCAAGATGATGTTATGTATGCAATAGGTCATGCTATTTATGGGGGAATGGCATTAACAGTAGAAGATTTCAGAGTCAGACATACAAGCAATCCTGGATTTTTATTTATGCAGGAAAAATCCGTATTAGGAAAATACTAATATTACTTTACAAAACTAGAGAGGAGTTACTGTGAAGTTTAAGATCTGGAGATATAAAAAAAATGGAAAAGATCGATGTAAGAATCCCCTTTACGACAAAAGGAAATTTGGGACATGAAGTTAACCGAATTATGTTGGAAACAAAACAAAATTGGGTTTTATTAATAGATCATGATGTTTTTTTATGCCATCCACACTGGTATTATATGTGTCAAAAAGCAATTGACCTTTATCCAGATACAGGCTTATTCACTTGTTGGACCAACAGATCTGTAGCTTTAGATAAAAGAATGGATATTGCAGTGGATTCAAATAATATGGAAGATCATTATTATGAAGCAAAAAGATTATTTTTAAGATTTGGTTATGAATGCACTAAAGTAACTGATTTATACTGTAGTGGAGCATTTATGCTTATTAGAAAAATAGCTTGGGAAGCTTCTGGTGGATATCCTGGACACGGAATTGAAAATGAAGTCTGTATTTTTGCAAAAAGGTTAATTGAAAATAAATGGAAAATTAGATTAATGCAAGGGATGTATATTTATCATTTAAAAAATGAATTTGTAACCTCTTGGATTAAAGGGATTACTATCTTAAATCAAATTCCAGTGACAACTTGTAACCTTAAAGCTGAAAGGTAAAAAATAAATGGGGGATATTAGTAAAAATTTCAACAGGCGGGAGTTTTCTTGCCCTGATCAATGTGGTTTTGATGTTGTAGATGCAGAACTTTTGAAAATATTACAAATATTACGGGATAGATTTAATCGAAAAGTAATCATCAATTCAGGGTGTCGATGTCTTAAATACAATACTAAAAGAAAAGGATCAAAACATTCACAACATTTATTTGGAAAAGCTGCGGATATTACAGTGGAACATATCTGGCCGGTTACTGTCTATGATTATCTGGATCAAGTCTATCCCATATCATACGGGATTGGTTTATATGATACTTTTGTTCACATAGATGTGCGGGCTAAAAAAACAAGATGGGGGTTTTAAATTAGATGGATACGAAAGAAGTTACAGAATTTATTGATAATATGCCGGATGAGGTTCTTAGTCAGTTAATGTTTACAGTTCCTTGGCAGGTATCTGCTTCAAGAATTGCTGAACATGATCCTGATGGATTTCCAATTGTAGATAAAAAAGAACCTTGGCCTAATGATTATAAAGCTTTACAGGAAGAGTGCTGGAAAAAGTTTAATAAAAGTCCACATATTCGTACTTCTGTAACAGATACAATGGGTAGATTATGTGGGGATGGTTTTGGACATTACTCTGATATTGATGAAATTCAGGATGTGATTGATGAAATTCTAGATGATGAAAGAAACCAACTGCATACTTATATGCCTAAGTATGTAGCAAGGGCAGAGATTGAAGGAGAACTTTTTCTTACCCATACCCTTCATGCTGATGGATTTGTTGAAGTGGATTTTAATGATCCGGGTTCTGTTTCTGAAATCCATTATCATCCTGACAAACCTTCAATGCCATTGTTATTTGATTTTTCAACTTCTTCTGGACTTCCAAACAGCAAAAGACAGATCCCAAGTATTTTTCTGGCAAGGTATCCTGAACTGTGGGATTTGATCAAAGACAAGGTGGATAAAAATGCTATCAAAGGATCAATGACAACAGATAGAAAGTTTAAAAAACTTAATGGATATTATCGTTTCATAGTTCGTTGGGATAAAAGTTTTCTGACTAAAAGAAATATTTCTCATGTCAGTACTACTATTGAATGGTTGAACCATTATGAAAATCTTAAAAAATATGAAATCGATCATAAGAAATCTTCTGGTGCATATGTTTGGGTTTTCAAATGTACTGATCCTAAAATGTTTCGTATATGGTTATCATTAACAGATGAGCAACGAGCACAGACCGGGATCACAGCAAAGAAGACTCCCGGTAGTTCCCTTGTACTTCCTCCGGGTTTTGAGATGCAGGCAGTCAATCCCAACCTTACCAAGATTTCGGATACTGATACAGATATCTTATCTATGGTAGTTGCTGGTTTAAACAAGCCAGCAGATATTGTGACCGGAGAAGCAAAAGGAACCTATGCTTCTGTATCAGCATCTCGTGGTCCTTTGGCTGATCGGTTAAAAGATGAGATTTCTTATTTTGAAAGATTTTTGAAATACGATTTTTGGAATTCTATTTTCTTTTTAAGAAGTCAAGTTACAAGTTTTCCAACTTCTTTTAAAGTAAAACGAGCAGTGGGCTTTGATAAAAACAAAGAACCTGTATTGAAATACAAACAGATTGCACCCCATAAACTGATGGAGTTTTCATTTCCTTCTTCAAGTATTGATAATCTGGAATCACAAGTTAAAGCTCTTCTTGGTGTTAAACATGGTAGATTGTCAAAGACTCTTGGCATACCTAATGCAACACTTGCTGAAAAGATTGGTTTTAAAAATTATAAGAAACTAAGATTGCAACTTGCAACTGAAGACGCTCTTTATCCTGAATTAGAACCTGATGTGGATGCTGAATCTCAACAGGAAATTGAAGAAGGGGAAGTTCCAAAGTCAGGTATTAAAAAGAAACCAAAAGAAGAAGAACAACCTAAAATTACTATTAAGAAAAAAGTTAAAGAGATTAAAAAATGAAACTTGAAATAGGACCGGGTAAAACTAAAATTGGAATTGATTGGAAAACTTTTGGTATGGAAAATGCTGATATTATAGGTAATTTAGAAGATAAGTTACCTTTTCCAAACAATAGTTTTGATTTGGTTTATATGAGTCATGTATTGGAACATGTTCGTTGGTGGAAAACAGTTGCAGTATTAAAAGAGGTTTATCGTATTTTATCACCTGATGGTGTTATTGAGATATGGGTCCCTGATTTTGAATATATTGTTAAGTGTTATCTAAATAAAAGATGTGGAGATGAATGGAGAAAATATAATTCAGATAATGATTTTATGACATGGATTAATGGACGGATTTTTACCTATGGTGAAAAGTGGAATTGGCATCGATGTATATTTGACTATGATAGTTTAAATAAAAATTTAAGGGCAGCAGGCTTTAAAAATATTTTTAGACTAACTAAACCAAGAGGGTATGATCATGGTGTTATAAATTTAGGAGTAGGAGGTATGAAATAATGATATGTAATATATGCCAAGGGACTAAATTTACTTATGGTCCCGGTGTTCGATTATCACATTCAAAAAAATTTCCTTCCTGTTGTACTTGTCATTCTTTAGAACGTCATCGTGCAGTTCGTTTTTATTTTGATCAAATAAGATTTAAGGTTCCTTTAAATACATTGAATGCATTACACTTTGCTCCTGATAAATCTGTAGTGTCCACATGGTTTAAAGATTATGAAAGAAGTGTTTTTGGTGGAAATAACAGTATAGATTTATGTAATATAGACAGACCTGATTGTAGTTATGACATGATTATTTGTAATCATGTATTGGAACATATTAAAGAA